CGGTACCACTGGCGGTTTTGTTCCTTTCCTCAGCTCCGTGACTGCTGCTACCACTGATACCAGTGCTGCCAAGCTGACCGGTTTTGACAACTCGATGGTGTACAAAGTCACCGCGAACACCACGTTCCGTGTGACCACCGTGACCGCTGTCACTTCTACCACCGCTACCGGTGGCGGTGTGTATATCTCTGACGCTGATATCGCAGCTGGCAAGAAAGCCTACATTCTTGCTCGGATCAATTACATCCAGGCTGCTCCTGCTGTGTCTTGGAATGACATCCAAGGCTTCATCGACTTCGCCTCTCAAGTGGGCGGCGACGATACCTGATTCAGTTTTTAGAATCAGTAATCAAGCGGGTCCTAGTGGCCCGCTTTTTTATTGACCTAGCATTTTTAGATAAACCTTGTTATTGTACTGGTAGTTGTGATTTCACTAGCTAATGCTGTACCAGTACAAACCAACCGGTGCTCTGCTTGAAGTTGTTTCCATGCATGGAGAAGGTATTTTCATGTGCGTGGATGCACAAGACGAAGTTTTGTTTGTTGAAGAAACTGATTTGGTCCCCCATTTGGACGCAACAACAGAAAAAATTAATAACGAAGAACGTCTGACCGCTCAACTCAAACAAGAAGGAGTTAATCCAGCGAAACCCACCAATAAAGAAACTTTTCCTGTTGATGTCAGGTTAAACGTAAATACGGCTAGTGCTAGGCAGATTGCAGACGCACTGCCTGGAGTTGGTTTAAAAACTGCTCGGGATATTAAAGATTTACAAACTTCCATGTCAGGAGAAAAGTTTACTCGTTTAGACCAATTAAAGGCAATTAAACGAGTTGACTGGGATGAAATTATTGCTGAAAATCTTATCCGTGTAGAATGATTGCAGTACGCGCGTATTGCGTACTTTTTCGTTCACTGCTGTTAAGTAATGCAACTTGACACTTTCCTCCAGTCACAAGTTCGCTGGCACCTGGGATATAACAACACATCGATCCCTGCTGGCGACCAAGCTCGATTAGAGGAGGCGGTGAACAACATTCCAGATTCGTACTGGTATAGCAAGATTGTTGAACAGGTAAGTCGGTGTGACTATGCTGAAAAGCAAACCGACATGACGGGTAGCGTAAATAATTTCACGGTTCCAAAGAATCGTCTTGAAAACATTGCGGGTGATGTTTCACGTACGATCTCAACTTCAGATTTTAAAGAGACCCTAAAAACCTGGACAACAATTTATATATACGAGACGGATCGATTAGCCCTACATCTTTATGTTCCGAATTATCGAAACCCCGACCAAGCTCGGTATCGATTTGATCGGGAAGGCGCTGAATTCATCCAAGCCTTACCTGGTCCAGCTGACACTGCTGTTGGCACTCGTCTTATGTTCGAAAACAACTTCCGCTAAGCCTAGACCGATGGGATTAACTTCTGCTCAGCTCTTACAACTTGCACAAGGTGCAGGATTCCAAGGCAATGATGCGCAAACAATGGCTGCCATCATTAAAGCTGAGTCCAGTGGCAACCCGTACGCGCACAACAACAATAGGTCTACTGGTGACAACTCTTACGGGCTGTCTCAAATCAATATGATTGACACTCTTGGCCCAGCCAGGCGTAAACAATTTGGATTGAAAAGCAACGAACAACTTTTTGACCCACTAACAAACTTGCGTGCCGCCAAACAAGTAAAAGATTCTTCAGGTTTTGGCGCTTGGACAACGTATAAATCGGGTGCATACAAACAGTTTTTACCTGAGGTACAAAAAAGTGCTGCTGGAGTGCCCAATAATCCTCCAACAACACAGACTTCTCAACAAACTCAACAACCCGGAACCGGGGCCAACACATACAATATCTATGTGAGTGGAGACAATGCAAATACAAAAGATTTTTTAACTTCATATCTTCCCAAGTTACTTGGAAAACCTTCAGAGGCCCAGTCGTTATTTGATCCTATTTCGTTGTTGACTGCTGCTTTTAATAGCGGCAGTAATTATGGAGAAGCTTAGTGGCTGATCTTCTTGACGTTGGATATGTTGCTAAACCCGGCGAAGATTTTGCCAGCACCGGAGCGCATCTTGATGTACGCGTTTTAAAAGACGGTAAGTACATCAACCCAGAAACAATACGCTCTTTGCTGACCCGTTTAAAAGTTGGCAAAGAACGTACGCCCCTTTGGCAACAGCAAGGATCTGAATGGAAACCTGCTGCACCAATTACATCTGGGTTTGGACCCCGAGTTGCGCCGACGGCTGGGGCCTCTACTTACCATCCAGCACAAGATTACGGACTAGGTGCAGGCACCCCCTTAAGCTGGGAGGGACCAGGTACTTTTACTCCAGGCAAAGGCTACGGCACTATTCAAACAACGGATCCCCAAGGTAATCCTTATGAGATTCGTCTTCTTCATACAAAAGGTGGTAAACCCTCTGCAGTGACATCTGCTGCTCAAGCAGTAGCGCCTACCGCTGTTGCTACCGGAAATACTTATAATCTTTATTTGGAAGGTAAAAAAGAAAATCCAAATACTACTGATTTTTTAAACGATTACGCATCAAATTTATTGCAAGATTCGGGGATGCAAGCCAAACAACTTTTCAACCCTCTTTCGATGTTGGCATCAGCTTTCAATGCTAACAATACTTTGATGACATGAGACTTGCGCAAGTTCCTGGTTACTCACCCAGTTTTCCGGTTACATACGGAAACTTATACGGTGACGGCAGTATGACAACTGCAGGGTTTAATGACCCGTTTAATATGCAGCGTACAGTGGAAACCATGCACTGTCCTTATGTTGTGGCTTACAACGGAATTGAAAAGCCGCAATTCCAGTTAAACAATCCAGCCTATATGAGGGAGGTTGATCGCTCCCATTCAGATCCGCTGCCTCCAGTTAACCTGGCAAGGAACTCACAACAAAACAATTTAAACGGAATGTATAGATAATGAGAACACTTGGTAGCTTCAATCAACGCGTAAACCTTCCTAGGCATGCAGAAGATTATGTTCCTTCAAGAAGCGGTCGACCAGCAATTAAAACTTTACAAACAGGTGGCTATACTTTAGGAATTGCGCGTGATGTGGTACCTAATGAACGGTCTGGTCCCACAGGAGCAAACTTTACACAAAGTAGAGGCACCCCTGGGCGCCGCATGGCTGGCCAAGCCCTCAATATTCCAGTACTTCAGGGAACGGGTTTGCCGAAAATTCCTACCTCTTCTATGATGGGTTCTGCAGAACTGCGAACCCCCAACATTCCTCAATAGCTGTTATGGGACAACAATTTGGACCTGGTACAAAGGTTGGAAAAATTATTGATGCTGCTCCAGTTAGTCCTGAGTTAAAGTCTAGGATGGCCGGACAATACATGCAATCCTTGACTGGAGCATCTCAGGGCATGTCGGCAGAAGAACAAAATAAATATCTTAATTTAGCTAGGAGTTCGGCCAGTCAACCTGCTGAAGTCCGTACCGACGAGGACATTGAAAAACAACAACAAATCCAGAAAGAAACTGGTTACGTAGCCTAGAATATTAATACGGTTACTTTTTTATGACTAAAGCAGGAAAAATGCCTCCTCAGTTGTTGGCTCATTTTAAAGCCAAAGCCGAGGAGAAGGGTGAGAAGGGTGAGTCTTCTGCCGAAGAAAAAAAAGAAGGCGACAAAGAGAAACGTAAAGAGGCTGTGAATAAAGCACGCATTAGAATGGAAGAAAGTAGCCGGAGGAAAGGTAGTGACAAAACGCAAGAAGCTGGTAAAAGAAGCCCTAAAGCATCCTGAGAAGTTTGCTGCAGCAGAACTTCAGTACATGGAGCTATGGCTAGCGGAAAAAGAACGTCAAAAAGAACTGAAGAAAGCAATTGCGCTACAATAGGACTAACTGATTAAACGAGAGAAGCGTGTCCAGCTCATCTTCGAACAAACAACCTGCAATGGTTGACCGTCCGGCAACCAACAGCACTCTGCTTACGGTTGCTTCCGGGCAAGCGTTTTCTACCAACTTGATCCCTACTGCCGTTGGTAACTCTACCAAGGTATTTGACGTTGACTCTGCATTAACAGATACTTCTATCAGTGGAGCCTATATTGACGAAATTTGGCTGCAGTATACAAAACGCAATAACATTTTTATTGATGCCCAAACACCCTCTGGCGGGACGTATTCTCAGTCTGGCACTACAGTAGTTGTTACCTTAGCTAACCATAACGTTCAGGTTGGGCAGAAAGTTTACCTTGATTTTACAAGCGGCAGTGCTGTTGATGAAATCCACACTGTTACAAGCATTACACCTACAACTTTCACCGGCACAAGCGCGACAAGCGCGACAACTTCTGGTAATGTAAATGTTTATTTACCCATTGATGTTTGTTTTTATTTAGTATCAACAGGATCTGTTACTAACGTAAATCAGTTTTACCCGTTATTCTTTGCCAGTATTCCGGCTACTTACGATAACCAATACTTCAGCCTAACTGAAAAAAATATTCTTCCACTGATTAACCACCCTGTTGTACAGGCTGGCGCTAATTTTACCAGCACAAATAGCACAACATCGCCCAAAATTCGAGGCCTAATGTTGCAACGGGGCCAAGCCATCTACGCTTCAGTTAGTGGCACCACCTCATTGACAAACGGGTTTTATGTCGGCGTGCAAGCCGGTTACTATTGATGCTCTGTGTCTTTTGGTAATAAAAGTTTTGGTGGATTACCTAAAGGGTTTGACGGAGGATTGTCTAAAGGATTTAAAGCCCCGAGTGAAAAACTTGAAATAACTTTTGATAAGTTTGATAATCCGTTTAAGTTTACACCTAAAGACGAAGATTATAGAAGCCGAATCCGATTTTATGATCAGGATGCTCTATGGGTACGCTGGAGACGCGGCTATGAACTATACACGATTACACAGAGCACCTTAGGTTCTTTTGCAGAACAGCGCTCGCAATACGGAGATTTTCGCATGTATTGCGCATATCAGTTATTCCCTGGAGTTTT